CATCAAATCTCATGGCTTAACCATTCTTTAACTTATTGACCGTATGATCATAACATCAACAATCGGAGTTAGCAAAATGCGTAATGCAATAGAATTTATCATTGAAGGTGTAGGATTCATGCTTTGCTGTGCAACCATATTTGGTATGTACATCATCTTTTGAACCGCTTCAGTTTATCTTCAGAAACTAGATAAACATTCCCATTTGCAACGAACTGGATGTTCTCATCCTTTATGAACTCATGCCTTGGTAAATATCCTTTGAGCGTTATGGTATCGCCATTGATAAATGCCAAGGCATAAACATCAATATTCTCGTTGATCTTCATTCCGTCTAACAACCCACCATTCGGCTTATCGGTTGATTTAATGTCGAATCGTTTACCATTTAGCATTGCATCCCAACTGTTCGGCATATATTTCACATCGAAATTAAACCAGACATTAAAATGTTTGCAGAATGCATATTCACCTAAGACGCCGTCGATATCATATTCTAGTTGTGATTTTTGACCACGCTTTACGTTAGTCTCACTAGTTTTGAAATTGTTATTTGTCGCATTCATCAATCTCAACGAGCCGATCATTCGACAAAGCAGCATTTCATTCGGATAAAGTTTTACCTCAATTCCGCTTTCATAGTACATCTAACTCATCGCTCCGATGGTAGATCGTGCCATCATCGTCAACCTGTTCGTCTTTCTCTCTCAATGAAAGCGACAAGAACGGCTTGCCATCCTTGCCTGTCTTCCACCAGCCGCTAATCCAGTACGCGATACCATCTACATTCACGCTTCCACGATAATCTGGGTATTTCGGTTGCGTCTTGTTCTCGTTGATATTGAGATGGCCTGAGTTCATAAATGGCACAATGTGATCCTTAAAATGGCATATCGTCGTCATCATAGCTTGACGCTGGTTTTGCTTGTTTTGGCTTAGATGCCTCTTCGTCTTTCAACTGATAGTTCATCGACAAGAATGATTCGCCATCCTTCTGCTTGATCCAAGCTGATATCCAATATTGCTTGCCTTCGATGGTAGCCGACCCGCGATAGTCTGGATGCTTGTCTTGCTCTTTACGCTTGTTTTTGCTGATAGAGCCGCGATTGTCGTTGTTCATTTGTCATTCCTTTCATTCGCTGAACCAAGAGAATACGATAATTTTTGAAATTTATCTAGCATCCATTGCCTTTCCTCCTCAGTCATTACAATAGGTTGCTCAACTTTTTTTGGCAGTAAAACAAATGTCGGGTCAACAAATGTCTTGCAGAACTGCCTCATCTCAGCAATCGACGGCATGAACTTCGATGTCGCAATCAATCCAACCTTCGGGTCACACATTGCTTTCAAAGAGGCAACCGAGAAATCCTCAAGGCCTGTTGCAGCTAACTTTGTAAACAATTCCCGATCAGCCTTACTGTCGTGGAAGACTGATAACATTAGCGATACTGCCTGTAATGCTTGTGTTCTGTTGGTCATCTTCAAACTCCCTAATTAATCTACGTCCCATCTCAATCGGTGTTTCTTTGCTCTGCGGTCGTGTCACCCTCTGCTCGGATGCCCTTCTGATCCAGTTTCTCCATGTTGCTGACCAGTTTGCTTTCCGACCTTTAACGCCCGGCTGTGCAACCCAGTAGTCTCTAAATATCTCAGCGTTCTTGATCCAATCAACACCTGTCTGATTTGCAAATTCAATATCGTCATTCGATGGATTCCAGTCGTCAGGCAATCGCGTAGCGAGTGCAGTTCGCTTATAGTTATTATCTTCTTCTTTTATATGGTTATGGTTCTGGTTCTGGTTAGCATTGCTTATGGATTGCTCAGGCAATGCACAAGCATCGTCTGCATCTAATGATTTCAATGACTTAGCATCTTCGTTGGTGTTCCATCTTTTCTCTGAGGCTAGTCTCATCTTTTCACTTTTCAAACCTACTTTGGACAACTCACGATCAATTCGTTTGTTCTTTCCATCGGGGAAAAACTCCATAATCGTCGGCCCGTGATTGTTCCATTGCTTCATGGTCATCCGAGAAATTCGAGATAATTTTACCTCGTCATTCGGGATTGAACCTGTTCTCCAGTAGTGTGAAATGAGCAGAAGATAGCCACCATGTTCAATGGCTGTAAGGTGCTGGGTATCACCTAGATAGTCGCCCCAGTAAATTGGCATATAAGGTATGGACATGGTTCGATCCTATATTGAAGCAAGGATCGACTGACAGTATATATGAACTGCCTATCGACCATCGCGGCATCGGTGGTCACAAGAAGCCGTCCGGTTGGTCGCTGGGCGGCTTCAACATTTACATTATACCTTTTCCTCAGATGACAAAAGCCTATGTTTTCTGTTCTTATTAGGCTTTGGCCCACCAAACATAATTTCTTTGTGTCGCCTTACAGCAAATAGCACAGTCGTATGATCTCGACCGCCGAGCAGCTTCCCGATCTGAGGCAAGCTGAATAATGTTTCCTCACGCAGCCGATAGCAAATCTCTTGACGACAAGTGACTAGTTCAGGCCATCGACGCTCCGATGCAACATGAAGGTATTTGATGCGATGCTTCAACAGACACTCGGCAATGATCCGCTTCGGAACTGGTGGAACAACACAACCTTCCATGTAAGGCTTTGCAGACCTCCAGAACGCCTGTTCTTCATCGTCGGTAGGTGGCAGCGTTGCAATCATCAGAATGTCCCTGATGCGTTGCTCTAGCTTCTCCTCTGGCGTCTTTATGTTAAAAACAACGATAGGCTGTGGCGTTGGCTTCTCAAGTCGGTTGATATCCTGTGAAGCTGCAAGGATTCGTGCTTTTCTCGCTTTAGATTCCAGATGAAGTTGGTAGACTAGTGAATTCGGTGATTGTGACTGTAATTGCATTACCTGTTCCGATCCATTCTGCGGTTATTTTTTGACATAAACTATCATCTTCGACACACCCTGCATCTACAATAAGATCATTCAGGGGTTTCAAAAGATTGTCTATATCCCTTTTTCTTTTGTCTGGTCTTTGTATTGAGTAGTAAATTTCGTAAGCACCCTTGATCGGTTGCCCTTTGTCTTTTTGTGTTTTTATTAACCAAGTGTTTTCAAGTAGATATTGCCGATATTCCGCTGATTTTATCACTCCACGATTCGGAACCGCTCTGTATAAACGATTCGCAGATGGTGGATAGTAAACCCAAAATTTCATTGAACACCTGATTAAAGTGCCACTAAGCGTACAGACCTAGTGGCACTCGTTCTGGGAGGAACTTTTAGATAACACCACGATTGCGATGCTCACGCAACATGATTTCCATCAAATCTTCAGGCGTAAGTTCAATGCCTAAATCTGCACCGACCTTGATCAATGCTTTCCAGTATTTGCTACTGATTCGACCAGTTTTGCACCAGTAAGAAATCGCATTCTGTGTGACATCAATTTTTCTTGAAGTCTCACTTTGACCGCCAAGATGTTGCATAAGTTCACGAACTGTTTTGACTTCTATTTTCATCGAACAAAATCCTTATAAATGAATAAGCTATGGTTGCAGTTATTTCCTCGTTCTGGGTATTTTACTTGATGACCAGACATAACGATCAATCCAAGCTGTTCTAGCCGCGAGCGAATGCTGCGATAGGTGCTTGTCTGACAATCAAACTGTCGGCTTAGATCAACGTCTGTGAAGCCTTGATACCCCATGTCATATGCGTATTCGAGAACTTCGATAGCCTTTTCAGTCAGCTTAGGATGAACCGATAAAGCCGCCTCTATTGAGGTCTTTTTAGCTTGGTGAGGAAACATTGTTCGTTGTTGGATATTCATTACGTTCTGAAGTGCATCTGTGAATTTCACCGCGATCTCCTTTTTTGTGTTGTGATAATTTTTTCTAGTTTACAAACAATTTTTTGTAAAGTAGTATTTTTAAGCCAATAAAAGAAAGGTTCAAAATGGTCACATACAGAGACTTACAAATTGCGTTGAACGACTTAATGAACGCAGTGGCATTCGACAAGCTGACCAATTCAGAATTATCAGAAACAGCTTTGGTAAAAGAATTAATAAGTGCGTTAAAAACTTTGCATGAATCAACAACAGAGGAAGAAAATGACAGACAAGAACAAACTCATTGAGGCTCTATACCTCGTACAAAGTTCACTGACAGGCGTTGTCCGTGATTCCGTCAATCCGCATCACAGAAACAGATACGCAAGCCTAGAGGCTGTTATTGATACTCTGCGTCCCGTTCTACAGGCAAATGGTCTAGTTGTTACTCAAGCACCGGGCAGAATAACACCTGAAGGCTGCATTGAGATCACGACAACGATTTGGCATATCGAGGGTCTATCAATCGTCAATCATCTACACGTTCCTCTTAGCAAACGTGACCCACAAGGTGCAGGATCGGCTATCACTTACGGTTGCAGGTACTCATTGATGGCTCTATTTTGTTTACCGCCTATTGATGATGACGCCGAGGCTTCTATTGATCGGAACTTTCCAAAGTCTCAGACGCAATCGACAAAATCATCTAACTCGTTGAAGAAAGATCAGCCAAATAGGTGGTCTGAAGTTGAAGCAGCTATTCGAGCAACTCAGACTAAAGATCAACTCAAGGAATATAAAAAGTCTATTGTGGAAGAAGTCTCTACATGGCCCTTAGCTTGGCGAGATGCTTTAACTGAGCAATACGAGGTTCAGCTAGATAGCTTCATGCTTAAAGGTGATTTCTAATGTCTGATAAACCATTATCAGAGCAATATCGTCTGGTGGCAAAGGAGTGGGTTGAGGCCCACTCTGCTGCTTCTCTGATGGAAGAAACCAAATCACACACAGTTGCCTATCGAATGTCCTTGTTAGGCAATGATGTACCCGTGGGACGCAGAGAAATGGAAGTTAAAGCATCGCTTGAATATCGTGAGTATGTTCGAGAGATGGTTGCACTGCGTAAACAGGCTGATCTGCTAAAGGTCAAACTGGAGTGGGTCAGGATGAGGTTTCAAGAATGGAACTCGGCAGAAGCCAGCAAACGAGCGGAAATGAAATTGTGACTCGTCGATCAATCAGTAAAAAAGAACGGATGGAGTTATTCAATGATCGAAAAGGCATCTGCCATATCTGTGGCGACAAAATATATGCTGGGCAAGATTGGGAGATTGAACACATTATTCCAGTGGCCCTCGGTGGAGATGACCGAGGTAAGAACCTTGATCTCGCTCACATACAATGCCACAGGAGCAAAACGAAAGCAGATGTTGGACGCATCGCTAAAGCTAAACGGCAAGCCGCTCGTCACGTTGGAAAGAAGCTATCGCGGAACCCGTTGCCTTGTGGTAAAGGGTCAAGAATGAAAAAGAAGCTATCAGGAGAAGTTGTCCTTCGTGGCGAAAAGACAAGAACACCTTCGGCAGATGGTCTGGACTGAATATCAGAAGATTCGGTCAGCGGCCCGTGTTGCTGAAATTTTGAAAATACCACCGACAACTGTTCGCAGTTGGATTTACGATTACAAAGCAATGAACAACGAAATAGCACCGACACTAAGAAGCGAAAATGAATTGGTGTTAAAGCACCAGATGAACAGAATTAAAAAAGAAACAACAACCGACATCCACGTCACACTATTTGGAAAACCACCGCCGGGGCGATCTGCCCTTGATCAAAAAAAGGAAGATAAAAATGACGAGTGCAAAACAAATTCTTTCGACATCAATCGATACTATCGAAAGCCGAGGCCATGAATACGGTAATGCCGCTCAATCCTTCTCTAGAGCCTCTACAGTAGCCTCGACCCTATTAGATAAGACAATCACCGCCTATGATGTCAGCATCATCCTGATGGCTGTTAAAATGGCTAGGATTGCCCAGAACAAAACTCACATGGATTCTTATGTCGATCTTGCCGCTTATACCGCATTCGCTGCCGAGTTCTCGGATGCAAAAACAACAGATGCAGTCGAGGCTCACCGATTGCAGATTACATCGTTAAAATTGACTGACGAGATTACAAGCCAGATCGACGAGCAAGTTGCTAATCTGGTTAAAAGAAAGTGATCGACCCGATCAATGTGTTTACACCGATAGTTGCCTTAATTATCGGTGTGGCACTAGCAATAATGATCAATTCTATGAGGTAAAAAATGACTGACATTGTTGAACGACTGCGAACTGTTGATATCAGTTGGAGCCAAGAAGGCGAATGGTGTGCCGAGGCAGCAGATGAAATCATCAAGCTACGGGAAGACAAGAAACTAGCATTTGAATTGATGGACGTGTTTGTAAAAGAGATCAATCGGATGAAGCAAGTGCTACGCTTGATCGTCAATATGAAAAGCGACCCTGAGTTTGGTATCTTACCTATGGCGGCAGCACAGAAAATTGCACAAGACGCATTGGAGGATGAGTGATGGATATCGTTGATCAATTAAAATACGCAGGTGACCATGTATTGTTTGTGCCGCATTTACATCACTCAGCCGCCGACGAGATCGAGCGGTTGCGGGAAGTTTTGAAAGAATTGGAGTGGCAGTTGAAAAATCAATTGTACGATGCCGCTTACGAAACAGTTATCCATACTTTATGGCCAGCACTGAAGGAGAAAGAGTGATGGATATCGTTGAGCGGTTGCGAAAAAACTGCACCTGTAATTTTGAATCAACACCGTGCGGTGCCGAGGAAGAATGTCAAAACGCATTTAATGGAGCCGACGAGATCGAGCGGTTGAGGAAAGCGTTACGACTTGCAGGTGATAGGGTCGAACGCTTGGCATTTAAGATGCCACCACCAAACGCATGGACACCGCAATTTGTTTCTCTTAGCCAAACAATTATCCATTCCGTCTTTCAACAAAAAGACATTGGATCATCGACTATCAGGGTTGGGGAAGAAACAAAATTTAGCCGCGATGCACGCAGCTTTAATGGAGAGAAGTGATGGATGCCATTAAAGAACTCAAAGAGTATGATGGGTACATTCAGTCCGAGCAATACAAGATCAGGCATCGTGTAATCCAAGAGATCAAGCAGTTGCGGTTAGCTAACTCAGACCTTCAGATGAACTATGATTATGCCAGAAGCTGCTATGATTACGCCAGAACTGAACGCGACAAGTTGCAATCTGAAGTTTTAAAACTGCGTGGATCGTTGGCTTTTATCTCAACATTGACACCTCTCGATGGTCAATCATGGGAAAGCCACGCAAGGTTTATTAACGCGTATGCTATTTATCAATTAGAGGAGAAAGAGTGATGATGGATTTGTTGTTTTATATTGGAACAGCAGTAATTTGCATCTCGCCTCTACTACTTGGGATTATGATAACTCGTAAGGAAAAAGAGTGATGGCAACAAAGAAGAAAGGCATCCTCACATCTGCACCGCAGTGGTGGGATCATTTGAAAGACTGGAAGAAAGTATTCTGGAGTGCAGAACGAAGGGCCGTCAAAAGAGAAATTAAAAAGGAACTTCGTAATGGGTGATACAATTATTGAAATTGAAGAACTGGATTTGTTCAACAATTTGGTTGAGACAGACGTTATTATCGAAAATGTCAAAGCGTATATCGTGTTTGACAGAGAAGAAGAAAGTTTATGGTATCTGTCGGCTGTACAATGGGACGGTAATACTCTCGAATGGGATCAAGCACGGGAATTAAAATCATCCGAAATGAGCAAAATGATCTGGGAAAGTGTCCTGCTTGCTATCAACGATCAAGCCACCGAGATAGCACAGGATCACTTTCTCGACGAGGTGCATGATTATTGAGCCATCTTCAACGCAGTTTCTTCAGTCTCTTTGACTCGACGGCCCCAACCTTTGCCAAAAGTATCCCAAGTCGGGAGAGCCTGAAGAAACGCTAAACGCTTCTGACAGATAGCAACGATCAATTCTTTCGGATCTGCTTCTGCTACCAGTTTCATGGTTGCTGGCCCGATAGAACCGTCAGGATTAGCACCGACAACGCTTTGTAGAAACTTGGCGGCACGACCAGTACCACTATTAATAGCAAGATCGAAAACAGCAAAATCTGCACCTCTCGGTATTTCATCGCCTCTTACCTTGTCCCAATAGCGTGATTTATAAAGCGGAGCGACATCAGCAACCGTTAATGCCTTGATGTCATCTTTAGTCACCTCATGACCTACCCACTCCTCCCAAACCTTTTTAGTGCATCCGAGATTGGTAGCACCGCCGGGGTCTTTGGGGTGATCGACGTATCCCCCTTCCGATTTCAAAACATGGGCCAATGATTCTTCAAAATTGTCTTTCATGGATTACTCCTTTGGCGTTGAGTTGTAGATCATGGAATCTTTTTTCTGGCTTCCCGATGACGAGCCAAAATAGAAAGCCATAACACCTGTCCACCCAGCCGACAAAGTGCCGAGCAACATGAGCAGAACTTCCGAGCCGTTCATAGGCAATCCGCTCATCAAGACGAAAGCTATGATGCCAAAATATCCGAGCGTTACACTGACTGCCAAGGCTCTAGGTATCCAATCTTTCGTTTCCGTCTGCATTGATCTAGCTGACTTCCGATCATCAACAGCAAGAGCCTCCAGATCAATGTCTAACGATTTCATCTGAACTTTGAAATCAGCATCAATCTTTTTCAGAACTGACAACTGCTCAGGACTGGCATTGCTCATAGCAACCTTCAGATCATCCTCAGAGCCGCTCTCGTTGCCGAGCAGTGCCAGTGATAGTGCCTTGGTCGCCATCCCTGCTAGTGGGCCTCCTAGAGCCGTTGCGATGCTAGGTGCAACCGACCCGATCAATGGCCCGAACGCTTTAAGAAGTTCCATCTTTTCCTCCTGATTTACTGCCGAGCATAATGCCAGACAGAGTGCCTGTTAGAAATGTTGCGATAGGTGCGATTAGTTTGAAAAACTCCTGATCATTCGGAGCCTGTCCGTCAATCGGCTGCACGACAAAGATCAGGCTATACAGCACAGCAAAGACGGTTCCTGTCAGCGTCAGGCACAGGCTGATACCTATGATAAACTGCAAGAGAGCGTGGAGTTCGTTTTCAGTTATTTTCATCTAGGAACACTCCCACATGGATTTCGTTTTAGTGTGTCAGCAGTACACGTCCCCGATGCTGTGCAGATAGGTGGATTGCATTCAGCAGAGTCCCAGTTCGCAGGGTCTTGGCATGGGTAGCGATACCTGTCCTCGCAAGCCGTCAACCCGATTAGTAATATGATGGCGATGATCCTCATGCGAACAACACAATCGCAATAAATAACCCGACAGCAAATACAACCACAGCCAGAAGCATCCACGCCCCCATGATTAAATCACGTCTGTTTTCTTCAGCCTCTTTCATTGCAATAGCCGCTTGACGAGCAGCCTCTTTCCTCATTTCTGTCACTTCTTTTTGAATGCTTGTCCACGCTGCAATCCCGTATGCACCTACGAATAGATTTCTAGTATCAAGCTGAAGTTGCTGTGCTTTTTGTTTTAACGTGTACAGTTTAATCGCATCTGCCTCATATTCAGCCTGAGACTGAAAAAGACCTTTTTTCTTCTTTTTAGCACTAGTTAACTGGGTGATTGTTGCAATGCGAGAAAACAAACTTCCTACTTTTTCGGCGGTATCTAGCATATCGTGTCCATTATCCACCATCCCTTTGATTGTGGAAAACAGACTAGTTGCACCAATCAGCAAACTTACAGGGTCTAGCATTTATCTATCAAACATTCTGTAGACCGAATCGACGATGAAACCGAGAACCGTTCCGATGATCAGCAACACGGCTCCAGCACCTTTCCAACGATTAACGGAGTTTGATATAGCTTTAATGTCAGCTTTCAATTCAGCCATGTCGGCATGAAGCCGATCAACATTAGCTTCCAAGCGACCGATCTGCTGGTTCAAATCATCTGACATTCTAGTTCCCTCAATCGTTAATTAATAATGCGTTGACGTACACCGTAAATTCGTTTTCCGATGAAGATGATTTTGCTTCAACAGAAAAATCGGTTTTCTCAGGAATTCTGAATGGAACTTGTAAATCGAATACAAGATTGCCAGTGACAAATGTTGTTTCAAAAAAATAATATGTTGGCCCGTTAAAGAATTTCTCTTTGATCCTTAAAGTCCCGTATTTATTTGATCCAACAGTGCCAGATGTCATTGTAAATTTTGTAATGTAAAAACTGTAACCCGCTGGTACGGTATAAACCGTGCTTTGTTGGAATCCATAGATCGCTTCAATAAAGCAATATTGAATACCATTATTTGTTAATGTGATATTTCCTGCATTACTACCATTAGTAATTCGTGAATCGTTAATTCGGAAAAACTGATTAACCGTCACTACTGGCGTTAGACCATTAAGAGTTATCGTTTCAACCAATGGCTTATAATCAGCATCCAGACCTTCAATGCGAACTCCCATTGTGTCTAATGCTGATGTGGATACCACGCTGATATTTACTGCCGCAGTCGGGAATACATAGACTCCACCGCCATCGTTGAAGATAGTTTCAAAAGCAGTGCCGACTGTACGGTTGAACCCGACCAGATGAACTGGTGTCATGTCAGGATGAATACCGCGAGCAGCATCCAACCCGATGTTTCGACTAGATGTCAGATTAATTCGTTGAACAGCCATGATGATCCTCTAGTCAGTGTTCTACACCGAAAAGAGGCTCGTCAAAAGAGTTAAAGCATATTTGATCTTAAATCACTCTTCCTCGTCAGCGGGTAGTGGAGTGTTGTCACTCGCATCTGTTACCATGTTGGCGGTAGCAGATGAGGCGTTCTGGAAGTTAGTAGCTTTTACGGTACTCATGTCATCACTCCCACAAGGCTTTTAAGTTCTACTACGTCAGCAGCAGCATCAATGTCTATCTGCAACCCTGCGTACTTGTCTCGGATGAGTTGCCTTGCCGCTTCAGCAGCTACCGCCTCAGACGGGATCGTAGCCTTGATGTCCAGTGGTGCAAACTCGGCAGACCGCGCAGCACGACGCTTCTCATGGGCGATGGTCTTGGCCTTGTCTAAGTTGATCGTGATCATGCTGCGTCTCCAGTATTCTGTGCGGCAAACCAAGCCTCATGTCCCATACCCGTACCGTCGGGCAATGACATATCTGCTTCCCACGCATTGCGGAACGTGCGGTCAGATGGAATGTCGGACACATCTACAATCTTGAATGGCTTACCAGCAGG